GGGGCTTTGAATATATCAGATAATACATCACTAACATGGAGATTAACGAAATATTATTAACTATGCAAATTGACGACAATCATTTCAAGCGGCTAGAAAAAGATGTCAAAGAAATTAAAGATTTTCTTTTGGGTGACGAATTTTACGAAAATGGCGCATTAATACAAAAAATCTATGATGAAATTGATGAATATATAATTAATGGCAGTACAGGTAATGTTGGAAATTATTTCAGTATATCATGGAGAGAATAAATTACAGCTTATGCTAGAAGATAATTATCAGAAATATCTTGATCAAAAATTCAAAAGTTTAGATGACAAACTGGACAATCATCAGCAATACACCCGGCTTGAATTAAAACAGATCAAGGAAAATACGGAGCGTATTAACGGCAAAGTTGCTGATCAGGAAGCCCGACTCAGAATTGTCGAAAAAAAACAACAGTCATGTCCAATTAGCAATCTCATTGAAGATCAAGAGCAAATGAAAAAAGAGACAAGGCAGATCAGGGCGTGGGCCATTGTGATGAAACCGGCAATTGTGCTTGTAATTGTAACAATGATAGGATTAATCCTTCAAATAGTGGGAGTTGTATAAATTTAGCGACCTTAGCAAACGACGAATGGATGGAGTTGATAAGCTCCTTATATCTGTAATGTATGAGGCTCTAAAAAGCAGTCCGGTAGATTTCGGTATCGCATGGAGAGGGGGAGTTCGAACAGCACAGGAGCAACATGAATTGTATTTAAATGGCCATTCTTATAAAGACGGCTACAACAAAAAAAGCAAGCACCAGACTGGCAGGGCCATAGATGTATTGGCCTATCAAAACGGAGATCCCGTACTCCCGGAAAAAGATCCGAATCTGTATTATATAATTATTGGAACCATTATGTCGACTGCAAAACGGATGGAAGTTGATATAAGGTCCGGGGCGAATTGGGACCAGGATGAAGTGTGGTCAAAAGATCAGAAATTGAATGATATACCGCATTTTGAATTGATGTAAAATTTTTCGTATATTGTGAACGTTTAACAATAAAATTATAGCGCTATGTTGGAATTTATAAGTAGTATTGGATGGGAAAATGTGCTGACAGGGCTGTTCTTCGTATTGTCAGCGATATTTGGACCTAAGATGATTCAGTTCAAAAAGAAACTAAAGCAGGCTCTTGTTCTCGGTGATCGCATATCAAAGGCAGCTGAGGATAACAAGATTACCAAAAAGGAGTGGCAGGAAATTAAAGAGGCTTGGGATGAGTTCTCATGGTGGAATGAGAAACACAAACCTAAGTAGTGATTCATGATTCTTGATTTTTACCCCGGCTTCGGCCGGGGGTTTTTAAATTTAGCTTATGGCAGAAATACAAAACATAGATGGCGAACTCTACGATGTCTATCAAATCAAACGTAAGATAGATATTAATCAGTCTAAGCAACAGGTTGATAGCCTTGTTCAGCAGATTCAGAATATACCTCAGCAAAAAACTGAGCCGGATCAGGAGACACTTGATTTTTGGAATGAAATGAATGCCAATCCTGATGAATACGAAGCACTGAAAGACAGGCTTGAATACTTTGTAAGGCATGCAAACAGGATACCTGATGAGTACCTGACGCAGGAACAGTTAGAATATCGTAAATGGTTGAATGATTTTTATAATAGCTTGTAATGGCCGTCTGTACAGGAATAACATACAACGCAACTGATGATCGCATAACCATACAGTTTGTGTCGGGTGATGTAAAAGGAAATTCATTTAATGACCCTTACACCTTACAGGACATCTACGATACTGACCAGGATAATGGGTGGGGTGTATTTCAGAAATATGGCAATGTGTATATTTCGGATGCTTCTCTGTATATAGAGGGGTCGGACACTTATTTTGGTAACACAGAGAAGGAAGTATTAATATTCCAGGGGTCAATAGATGATTATTATACCCTGACGATTCTTACTGCTAATATCCAATTGGAATCTTTCTATATGTTTATGGACCCATCAGTTTTATATGGTGGAGGTAGAATTGTAAGCAATAATATCTCTATTAAAGATGGTTTCTTTTTTTTCAAAAAACCTGTGTTTTTAGAGGGAGGTTCTTACGAAAATGTGAAACTTAGATCAAATAAATATATTGGTGATGATGGGGCAAATACATTTAATCATGTAATAACTCAGGCAACATATGGACTTTATATTAGAGGTGATTCCTCTGGTTCTATTTATGGAAATATAAAAATTATTAATTCTAATTATGGCATCCGCTTAGATGCGAACTATGGTTTGATTGATCAAATTCAAATGAATAATGTTAATATTGTTAATTCAGAGAAAAATGATATTTGGCTTAGGCCTAAAAATTCTGGAAATAATGTAGGGTTTATAGATTCAAATATTAATATTGATAGCGTACTTATTATAGCATCTTACACTGGTAATTTTGCATTAAATTTTAAATCCACTTTCAAAATCAACATTGCTGATGGTGATGGAGGCACAGCAACACTCTACGATCAATTCGGCAGTCAGGTAGCTACTCAGACTTTGTCAGGTCAGTGGGCTTTGGCCGATCCTGTATTATATGCAAAGCGGTATGTGGAGACAGACGGATCATCGGTCGTGGAAAACACCAAAACGGTATATGAGCCTTTTAAACTGGTTGTAAAAAAAGACGGATATGATACTCTTGAAATACCAAATATCACAGTAACAGCAGGGGAGGAGACTAATGTGTATGGGGAGATGGTAAGGACCGAAGTGCAGGGCGAAAACTTAACTCATGAACTCGTGGAGGAAACTATCGAGCATAATATAACAGAAGATACACTTGAACATAATATATCAGAATAATGGGTGTAAGTAATTTTTATGAAAAAGAAACTAAGAAGTTTACCGGCACAATTAAGGTAGACGGCACGGCTCAGGATATAACATCAGATACAGTCACTTTTTATTTGATGACAAAGCCTAATGAGACGCCTACTTTGACTAAGCAGGCGGATGTATCGCTGGGTAGCGGGCAATATGAAGTCACATTGACAACTACAGATACTGCGGTAACTCCACGATTGTATTATTATGAAATATGGTGGGTATTATCTTCTGGAGAAGAATATGTGCTTGAATCTGGGCAAGTTAATATAAAAGATAGTTATTATAAAACAACATCTTAATATGAAACTATACGCAATCTTGAAATTTTTCTTATATATATTTCTTTTTCTGTTAACCTCCTGCTCAGCCCAATACCATTTGGACAGGGCGGTGGAAAAGGACCCTACTATATTAGACATAAGAGCGGATACAACTATAACAGTCAATCTGTCCTATACAGACACTATTGTCCATATAAGCCAAAATAAACCCGTTAAAATCGTTTCTGACACAATTACAATCAATGATACTATACAAACAGAAAAACCCATAAATTTGCCAAAAAAACGTTATAGTAGCCCAGATGGAATTGCCCATGCTGAATTGGAAATAGAAAATTCACGTATAGATCTCAGAGTTTGGTCTGTTATGGATACAGTTCTAACTTTAAGGAAAAAACTTAATATAACTACCCGTCAGAAGGATTCACTTATAGAGATAACGAAAAAGCAGGAGGCCACAATAACGAAGAAAGAAAACTGGAAGGAGGGTATACTTCGCTGGGCTGAAATAATAGCTTGGATAATAGGGATAACATTTGGATTCTGGTTAATTATTAAACTTATAAATTTGTTGAGATGATTGTATCGCTTATTTGTTTTACGGTTTTCGTCATGTATATCCTCATTGACGTGGGTCATGTACCGAGGTCTGTATCAAAGTACTTTTATCTCTCCGGAAAAGATGCCCGGTTTGTTATAGGAACACTGGCTTATACTATTCCCCTAACATTCGCCGAAAGTCTGGAAGTTCGGATAATATCAATACCTTTGTATATAGTCGCCGTTGCTCCTGCGGGCAAGAAAGCAGGGATCGAAGGTATACTTCATGTTATAGGAGCTATCGGGGCTATAATAATAGGATCTTTGTATTTCTTTATGATGGGATTGCAGGGAAGTTATATGTACTGGGTTGTCCTCGCTATGCTTATCGGAGCTACTCTATATATGAAAGAAAAACCGGTTAAAAACCATACATTTTGGATCGAATGCATGTTTTATTATATCCTTTTGATCGGGATACTTATTGCCGGTAGTCCGTCTATACTTTGATTATCTTATATCCTTTCTTGTACAGCTCATGCTGTTCAGCAAATATTAATTTTTCCCCATTCCAAATAAGAGGATACAATTTTTTTCCAATTCTCCTCCATGCCTTTATTTCATGCATGAATATGCCAGTGTGAATATCGGTAACATATTGATACCCTTCGGTTTCCTTAGAATATCCTATATAATAATATTTACCTTTATTCGGATTATAGAAATGATCTTCTCGCGTCATAGATGTTTGTTTATGATTTGTTTAGCTTTTTTTAAACCTTTTATTTTCCCATCTTCACAGGATTGTATTTTTGTGTCTATTCGATTCAATATTTCCTGTTTTTTCTTTTTGATAGGATTTTCATTTTCTCCGATATAATCGGGATCGAATTGGGGTTTATTATCTATTTTATGTAATACATTTTCCAATTCTTCTCTTATCAATTCATAATCCTTTCGCACTGCCTCTCGAAACTCTTCCATTTCCTGTTCAGTAATGGATCGGCCGAGCTTTTGGTGTAATAAATTATGTAGATGTTCCATGACTTCCATTGATTTTCCGTATTACTTCCGTATGTTCCAAGTTTAACTGTTTTATCCTGTCGGCTATATTGATCCTCCTGCCATTTTTCCGTATGGCCTTTTTGCCCTTGTCGATCAATCTATTGAGTTCGACCTTTTCAGCATTGATCTCATTTGATCTCTGAATTAGTGCATCGTATTCTGCGAAGTCCATAATTAGTAATAATTTAATAATTTGAGTTTTATCCGTAAAAATCGTAATAATTTGAACATTTTTAAAGCATTTAAGACACGATCTATATAAGTTGCGTGTTTATAATCAACCTTATATGGATGTGCCTTAATTCCATCTGATAGTTTCATTATATTTTTTGATGGATTTTTTGAATAATTAATTCGTTCTACGATTTTAATTTTTTCGAAGTCGATAACATCATGTCGGCTATTTACAAGCCAGTCGCCTTTTTTTACATTTAATTCTCTATTTATCATAATATTAGTTTTTGAAAATAAGACCGGGGCCATACACTAAAAAAAAACCACATTGGTTTAACAATATCCCGGTCTTATTTTAGTTAAATAATTGAATATCAAAACGGAAGTCCATCGTCTTCCTCGTCAGCATCATACACCTGACCGCCGCCAACATCGTTCGGCTTTTCTTCCTGCGGACTGCCGTATTTTTCAAAATCAATGAGATTGCCGATGATAGGCTGGTTATTCTTTTCTTCTTCCGTCATCTGTTCACGTCTTTCCTTGTCCAGACTTTGCTTGACAAGGTGGGTTTGTGACAGATTGCCGTTATCATTTCGCTGCGGCTCCTTTAAAGGCCAGGCAACAATATCAAGATATACATTGTCGTAACCCTCTTTAGTCGACCGTTTTAACTCGTTTTTATCGATCGGTATGAATATACCTTCAACGGGATTCCCGTCTTTTCCTTTCTTACTCATACGTACATGAGTGAGCTTTGTTAAGTTTAATTTTCCTGCGATCATAATTGTTTAATTTTGTGTTTATAAATCTCTCAATGTTACCTTATTTTCCTGTTAATAATTTCTTTTACCTGTCTGCCTGCCTCTACGAGTTCGGTTTCAATAAACTTATTAGTTCCTAGCTGATTATCATTCTGCACGTTTGCACGATATCCTCTACGTAACTCCCATCCTATAATCCTGCTTTTATCTTCATTTTGAATTCCAATGAGATGGAGAGACCGACAATAATAATGAATTTCTGCGCCACCGTAACTGCTTTCTGATGTTATGGCCATGATTTCATAAGCCATTTTCTTGTGATCGGCGTCAGAAAACTCGTACTTTAATTGCACGATATCTCCAATATCAAATTTTGTATTGATTTTCATAGTTATTTGATTTTATGTTTATAATTTAATAGCATTCTCCATATCATTAAGTCCGTAGTGTTCTAGGTTCTCCAAAAAATCATCAAATGATACAGCTATCATATAGATACCCCCCGCTCTCTCGACTTCTGCTTGATAGTCTTTTTGCGCCTGACTCTGTCGATCTGAACCGATCTTAACCTCAATTTTTACGGATCGCCCCCTTATAGTTGCTGAAATGTCTGCAGAACCTTTGCGCATATTTGATTTTACCCACTGCACAGATCCTATCTGTCTTCGAAACCCAACTGCATCCGTGAATTGTTTGCGCTTGTCAATTCGCCTGCCGGTCACACTGATTCGTTCCGCCTGGCCTCCGGTCAAATTAATATAATCAATAATACATTTTGTCAAGCAGTTGGCGTCCTTATCGGTATAGCTCGGAGCAACTCTGGCGCCTTCGGGAAATTGCGGGTATCGCTCCCGGTGCTTTTCAAGATAGAGTTGTTTGAGTTTTTTGATTGACTTGGAGCTTTGCATTATAAGAACTCCCTCCTTATTTTTTGCTCTATCAATCTTATATCCTGGTTGAATTTACGATCGACACTCATAAGATTTTCAACTTTTCGGACTGCATATACACACGTTGTGTGGTCTTTCTTACCAATCTGTTTTCCGATTGCCTGATATGAGTCACTCGTTAATTTTCGGGCAAAATACATTGCCGTGTGTCTCATAAGTGCTATATCTCTCCTCAACTCTGAATTTTTTATATTATCAATATTGTATCCATAATGCTTGGCTACAATTTTGTATATAGTTTCCACTGATGGAGGAGTACGCTTAATGCCTGGTATTGCCATATAGTTTATCATGCCATGTAATTTTGAATTAAACTCATTTCTTCTTCAACTTCAGCATTCAGGTCTTTTGCTCTCTGCCACATATTATCTATGTATTCAGGGGATCTTTCAACTCTCCTTATCTGAATTTTTGCCTTAAAAGTTGGAGGCACATATATAAGATCCACCCACCGCCTGTATGTGATCATAAGTTGAAACTGGCATTGTTCGTATTGAGCCTGTTCTATGGTAAAGTCATTTAATATCTTCTCTCTGAAAGTGTTGCCAACTGTAAGGGCCTTAATTTCGATGAGGCCTTGCTTACCAACTAGTCCATCCGGACTACATCCTACCCATCCGTCTATCTCAAAGAAACCGGGTTCATGGACCTTTTCAAACATCTGCATTTCATATTGTTCCTTGCCATATTGCTCGGCCTCTATGCCTTTTCCGGTTTCTCGGTTACCATTAAATTTTTCAGGCATAGACTCCTGAAATAGTCTTTCGTATGCCAGTTTGAACCGGTATTGTTGACGGCCTTTAGTATTACCGTCCATATATAATACATGAGCATTGGATGCGGTTATTTTGCCGAGTCTAATGTCCCCCCATTCAAGGGTTCGTTGTTGGATGTTATGATGTTTCATGATCCTTGATTTTTCGGTTCAACATCGCTCAGGCGGGCAAGTATTTCATTAAGATAATTCTCTGTGAGATTGCCTTCTTTTTGGGTTTTCTGCAATTCCTCGCGGTAATTATCTACATGGTATCCGGATTGCTCCAGCTGGTCAAGTTTGTCAATAACTTGCTGTTTTAATTGATCTTCGTTTGATTTGAACCGGGATGCCAAATTATCGTATCCGATCTGGTCCGGCCGGTTAATATCTCTACCAAACAACTTGCCAAGGTGTTCAGCAGCATCCTTTATTGCATACGATTTGGCTGCTGGTGCTGCGAGTTGAACGGCATTGCTGTTAAGATTATTGAAGTCAATGGCTCCGGCTCCTTTTGCTGTTTGAAGTGGTTGCGCTCCGACTCCGTCAGTGCATAGCCATTCGCCGCTTATAGGGTCTTTGTACCATACACGAACAGTCACAACAATGCTGTTACCGAGTAATTGTGTTTGTCTTACTTCCACATACCAGCGTTGAAAGATACGGGTAAGAAGGTACTCAATCCGGTCAATTGAAAGATATTTTACGGTTTTCTGAACCGGATGCTGTTTAATCCAGCTTTGCTTAGGTGGCTGGTTTAATAATACGTTAAGATCGTTTTCTTTTTCCCGGAGTTTTACGTCATCATATAACTCCTGAATTTTTGGTAAATTTGATTGTGTCATGATTACTGATTTTTGGGTTTATTCGAATTTTCATTGTGTTCCTTCCAGACAAGGTATCTTATCTGTTTTGCTTTTGACCGAAACGATTTTTTAGCTTGCTGGTCTAACTCATTATATGTCCCGGCATCGATCCTTAATGTAAATGTCTTTGTATCCATAATAATTGCTTTTTAATGCAAATGTATATAATTTTTGATTATTTCACAAATATTGGTCAAGATTTTTTAATAAAAATCCGAATATGAACATAAAGGCAGGCACAATGACGGATATGAAGAACAATATCCACCTGCGCCTCCATAATCTTTTGACAGATTTTTTATTAGCATCGTCATTCTTGGTTGTTTTCATGCCATAAGGGCTTTTCCAATAATCTTCTGTATAATAATAGATATTAAAAGTAGCTTCAATTATGGCAGCAAAAAAGGCCAGCCACATTTCACCTATCCAAATGAACAGAAATATCGCCAGGCTCGCAATAAGACAGAATGCCCCCGCCTGGATCTTCTTTGCCGTGTCATTTGTTAACTTTGACGCACTTATAAAAATGTAGTGCGTGAAAGGAAGTTGCGCTATGATTGACAAGGCAATCAATATTAACAATGCTGTTTGCACGATTTCGTATATTGTCATGATTGTTTGGTTTTAGTTAAAAAATATTGTTCACATTTTGTGAATCTACAGACAAGTTAGATGTAATAACTAAAACTATCCACTAATTTAAATGTTCTTCCATGATAAAATGGGCTACTTTTATCTGGATTATTAACTAAAAAAGGTTTTATGTTTTCCAAAAACGCCCATCCGTCAAGACTGGTTTCCCATTTAAAATTAGCAATTTTAACCGCCTTAGTTTTTGATTCGTAATCTACAATAGCACAAGAATGAAAACCATATCTCTTATGCCAGATAGATAATTCTATAAAACATTTTTCTTTTAAGTATTTATCAAAACTGTACCACTTAAATCTTTCATCTTCTATAATTCCAAGTTGCCTCCATGCCTTTTTTATATCAATACAACTTCCACGACAACATCCACATAATTCAGCCATTTCTTTATATTTTTTAGAATTTTGTTTAATAACCCTTCCTGTTAAATAATAATAGGCGTTAACAGCAGTAACAAGTTGACAATCTGCACTATATTTTTTGATTTTACTATTATTGTTTATGTATTTAGTCTGTCCCATAAAACCCGTTTTTAGTTACATACATCTAACATGCTATAAATTGCATTAAAACGGCAATTTATAGCTATCCGTTGGCGACAATGCCGCAAGTGCCCGGACAATTCATTTACCTTTAAAAACATGCTTACATTTATCATAAGGCATATTAGTTTCAGCAATATTTTTACCACATTTTGTGCAGTACATATTCAGAGTAAATTCCTTTTTGTCCTTATTGTCGCTAACGCTCCGGCTTTCAGCCGGCCGTCTATTCTTCTCTACATCATGCGTATATAATATGCCTATCCCAACTATAAGGCAGGTTATAGCTATACCGAACTGATGTTCTGCACCGGTAAGACCGCCAATGAAAGCGGCCCCGGCCAGAGTCAGGAATATGACTGCGAATATTTTCATAGGTTTCGATTGTTAACGGTTTCAAACTCTCTCTCCATAATTTCTATAACTTGCCCGATCAACCCAACTTGCATATTGTTATCAAGCGCATTGTTGGTGATATATGTAGGACCAAATGGTTTGTTTACAAGTCTAAACCATCGCTTTCGTGATTCAGGTATAATCTTGAAGTTGTAGCCAAACGGAATTTTCAGGGCAAAAATACATTCGCCTGGTCCCAAATTTTGAGAGAGATCCCGGACCGTTTGTTGGACCCGGGGATCTGTTCGGAGAAGTTCGTAGAGTTTCATCGGTCCTCCTCATATTTTAAAGTAGGCCAGCTATGTTCATATAGTATGCGCTTGGCCTCCGATTCATACATCCATTTGTCTGTCCAGTAGTGCCTACAATAGAATGATCCTGAAATATCATATATGTCTCCATTTATATGTTGGCCTATCATTAGACTTCCTTTGATTTCAAACAGTATCCTGCTGTCATTGACAGGCCTTTCCGTACATCCCTTCCACTTCATAATTATAAAGGTTTTATGTTGTTTTCTTTGAAATAATCTTCTAAATTGCATGAACTATCTGCCCAAGCTTCTACAATGCAGTCTTTACAGTAGAAATAATTTAACCCTGGTTGTATGGATTCATAATACTCTATTTTATCAGATCCGCAGCCGTAACATAAATCTATCTGCTGTTCGCTTGATTTATTTGGCTCGTTGAATGGGGCGCGGGGATCATGTTCCGCACCTGGTGGTAAATTAATCATTGCTTTGTGGTTTTAATGTTTTCAATTCGTTTCCTTTCGATCTCATAGCGGACGTTGTAATCTATATTGTTAAGATCCTTATCAAACTCGAATTCTACCGGGTTATCTCGGATAATATTGTCTACTTCACTGTGCGTACTGCAATTTTTCAGGGCAGTTACGATGAGGTCGCGTTGTTGTTTTGAAATTAATTCTTCCATAATTGTAAAATTTAATTATTTAACAATAAAGTCTTTAACATCGATATTTCTGCCAGCAATCCAATCCCTGTTATTGATCCAAAAAGATGCTTTGTTTGCTGCACTGTGATTTAGTACAGCATTTTTTCTCTCTTGATATTTCTGAGCGGTGCCAGGTTTGCGATCTTGGTACTTTTCAATTTTCTTATCAAATAGATTAATGGCTTCTTTTGCAATTGATTCAGCCCATTTAATCTGTTTTTCGCTTCCCTCGGTGATGTTAATTTGTGCCTTCATGATTTTTGATTTTTAATGTTTAACTCTATACAAATATACGCAAAAATATTTAGAATGTTGTAATATTTGTGTAATTTTTATGTTATTTAGAATAATTCAAAATAAAACCTCCCATCAAAGGGTTTATCTTCAGTTATATCAAAATATGAAGCTACTTTAAGGAGATATTTCTTGCGCTTTATGGATCTCTCAACTTTAGGATTTTTCGGCAAAGCAGCAAGGCGTTTGTGTAATGTAAGAAGTCTTTCCCTGAATTGTTCTAAAGTCATGCCTCTTTTGTAGTGATTAATAATAGACTGAACAGGCATCGTATTTTCGTCATTGTGAACATCTTCAGGCTCCACAAGACCAATATTAACCCAAAACCGGGGGATACAGTGATCAATTTGCCAGTCATCTTCTAAAAAAGTACCGCTGTAAGCACAGCGACCTCCATATTTTTGTTTGATTTTTTTACGATCTTTTGGTTTCATAAGCCAGGATGATAATACTTTTCACAGGTCATTCTCTAATTTTTTATAATTAAAAAACCATTCGGTTCCATTCAGCATCCCATCTTTTTCGAATATAAGGATCGCTATAACCTTTCCTTCTGCTTTCAATGTTCGCAAGGCATCTCTATAAAGGTCCAGGCCAATGACTTTTAGGCCATAATTTTCCTTCAATTCTTCATCTAACTGGCCGTAACCGTGCCACCAGCCCCGGTCTACCTTATCCCATCTTTTGAGAATCTGAAAAATGGCATCTTGCAGTTCTTTCGTGTTTTGTGTTATGCGTTTCATATTAGAAGAGTTTTTGTTGGCGTTTTTCAATTTCGCTCATTTTCATTTTTATTTTGCCAAGATTAAAATAACTATCTTTCAATTCCATACCTATAAATTTACGTTTCTTCTTAATGCTTTCAAACCCTACTGACATGATACCTCCGAAAAAATCCCCGACAGTGTCACCTTCATTGCTATAAAGAAGCAACAATCTTTCAATCGTGTCAAGTTGAAGCGGGCAAATATGCTTCTCATCTTCATTTGTTTTTGCTTCTCGATAGTTGAGAGTTTTTGAATAATCAATGTCATACCATACAGGTGATGCAATTTTCTGCCACATGTCTACAGGTATATAATTTTCTTTTTGCGAATCCTTATCCTGATTTATTATAGGTTTTGGGTTTTCGCCAGGCACCCGGAAAACCAGTATATAATCCGGGATACCCACCCGACACATAGCGGAATCTTTTTTAATTTGCTTGTGTAGCAATCCAAGCGCTTTTGTTCTGGTCATTTCAGTTACGGGATTTTTCCATATCGTTATTCTGGAATGATAAATAAATCCGTTATCAGTCATTCTTTGAATGAGACTTCCTGAAAAATCTCTTAATCCGATATAACCTTCTTTCCCTTTTTGGACAGGAAGATCCATACAATGAAATGCGACTATTCGACCGGGCGTCATTACCCTTTTAAGATCAGGCAAAAGGAAATCTAAATGACTAAAGAATTCATCATAATCTTTTGCATTACCCATATCTTGAATGTATGAGCTATACGTATATAACTCTGCAAATGGGGTTGAAGTGATAAACAAATCTACTGAGTTATCTTCTATTTCTTTGATTCTTTTTACATTATCGCCTTTCATAAGTGTATAGTTTTTAGCTTTGATTGTTTCTTCATCTGTTGAATTGTCTGTTATTTCTACTTTTGTATGTTTGTTAATTGCCTTGGTCATTCTGGATCGCATTTCTTCGAATTGTTTTTGTTTTTTCTTGAAAAGTTGTAAAACATTAGTCATCCGATCAGTAGTGATGAGCCAGGCATTGACAACATGATGCTGGCCAAACCTGTATGAACGCCTTATACTTTGATAAGTAGCTTCAAATGAAAAGTCAACAGCCGTGAAAATTTGATTGTGACAATTTTGGTAATTAAGTCCGTATTGAGCAATTTTTGACTTTGTAATAAGTATTTGATAATCATTGTTTGCAAAACCGATAAGATCGTTTTCTTTCTTCTCCTGGCTGTCTGACCCTTTTACATTCCTGCAATCATATCCTTTATCATTAAGCATTTTTTGGAGTCTGTCGCTTTCTATATTTTGCTTTGCCCATATAATTATTTGTTCCCCGTTTAAACGTTGAACTATCTTAATTACTTTATTGAGCCTATCATATTCGGTTTCTCTTAATGATTTCCCAAAATCTGTTGAATTTACTGCAGAATGATTAAAAAGCATCCCATCCTGAACCGTGGTTTGTATGATAATCTCTTCCATATTAAGGCCAGGTAAGATAAACCCATTATCATCATATCCCAAATCGGATGGGAGTTTTAACATTACGGCCCAGGAGCTAACGAACTCATAAAAATCGTCTTTGGCATGTTTTTTTAGCCGCCATTTGGAGGTGTTGCCGCCATCGTGGATGAAGTACATTGATAACATTTCATTGTATCCCATAACATCCAAAAACTCGCTGTGATTGCCAAGTTCCATGGGGTCATTCGGGGAGGGTGTAGCCGTACAACATAATTTATAAGGAGTATTTTTAAATTTTTTAATAAGTTCATTTCGGTTAAATCCTTCTGAATTTTTTAAGATAGAACTTTCATCTAATATAACCCCATCAAACAGTTCTGCATTTACATTATGAAGGTTCTCGTAATTAGTAATATATATGCGGTTTTTGAACTCATCTTCAAATGAATCATTATAAAGCAAATAATTTTCTTCAAATTTATGTACTTTATATCCAAATCGCTCGCCTTCTTCTACTGTTTGCTGCCTAACCGCTAACGGAGCAACGATAAGAATGGATTTTTGAACCCGATCTCTGACTTGCTTTGCCCATTCAAGCTGCATTAAAGTTTTTCCTAATCCAGTGTCTGCGAATATTGCGAATTTTCCTGCCTGGCAAGCTCGATTTACAATATATTTTTGAAATTCATATAAATTTTCATTTAATAAATTAGGCGTAAATCCTGAATCTGTTTTTACTTTTTTCTTTTTCTCTAAAAATTTCGTGTAGTTCATGATTTTTGATTTTAGCTTATATTAACATTTAACTTGTTTTTTCACGGTTTTTTTGTCGATATTTTTTTCACCATTGTATCTGCATATTCCATTTAAGCCAACTTATATATATTATGTGCCTTATCGGATTATTAGGGTACCACACTGGCGGTTCTGGCATATAGCGTATGGATAGGAGTATATCCCAATAAGCCTGGTCTACAAATTTGATTTTCATAATCTCAATTCTTTACAAATTTTTTTATACTTATACTTGCTATTCTACCCGTGTTCTGCCTGTCTTTTTCAATTGACTTTTTACACATTGCCCGGATGCGGGAGCAGGTGCTGGCGGCTTTGGTGTAGGGGTGATCGTTGAAGAGTTTCATATTTCATATTTTTAAAGGTTAATATATCTCCATAATACTTTTTTATCTATTAGTGTAGTTGTCTGCCAACCTGGATTATCTGACCAAACATTTACAGCAACCCCACCATTTGGCCTTTTAAAAGTTGTCCTTTTACATTTTTGACCAAATATGATCATTTCTATCTTTCTGTTGGGAAGTGGTGTTTCTTCTTCCCATTTTCTCCAGTTGTTCATATTTTTCATATTTTATTTTTAAAACGGTGCTTCATCTTCTGTTTCAAAGTGTATAATCAATTTTCTTTAAATATTTAGGCTTTTGAATCTGTTGTAAAATTGTTTCGGCTTCTACTTCATAAATACAAAATCTTTGTCCATTCGTGTATTGCCAATAATGAATCATTGCTAATTTTTTCGCACTCATTGAGTTTCTATGACTGATCTCATATATTTGTCTCAACTTTTCGTAGCGAAAACAGGCGATATCAGTTACGAAAAGCATCATACCATTGTCATAAAATATGTATTCTTGCTTTATGTCAAAATAAGGCTTTAGCCAAAAGGACAAAACTTGCTTTGCATACAGATGTTTGTAGCTTTCTTTATATTTAAAACGGTTCATTTTCATCTTCCCAATTGTCCTGATTTTGTTCCGGCTCGCTGTCATCCTGGATAAAATCTTTGCGGTCGAAGCGGAAGGGCCTTCCTGTTTTATCCTCTGGGCTATCTCCAAGCGGAGTATATCTTTGCACATCTTCAGGTTTTTTATTAAATTCCTTTTTTAAGACTCTTCGTATATAATTAACATCTATTTTGCTGTTGTTATAGAAAAACTTTGCTTTAATATCAACCGGGACAGCGTAAAGTTCATGAACGCCCTTTTTATGAAATAAATCTGTTAAATATTCTCTTAAATCTTTATATAATGTGGATTTGCTTTCATCTTTTACAATCTTTAAATTTTCATTATTAAGCTCTTCGGCTGTAAATAGCATTCTGCTTTTTGAAAAGTCTAAATCAGGCATTTGTGTAAGGTAGTATAAGAAAGCAGGTATTTCTTTAACTAGATCCTCTTCTATATTTGCGTTTTGAATCTGTGGTTTTCCCAGTTTTCGTACAAAATATCTTACTTCTTCCTGGTCTATTTGTGCGAATCGGTCCTCGTCGTTTGACGTAAGAATAATTTTGCTGTATAAAGGAATCTTATAACTATTTACAAATTTTTGATTAACACTAATTTGTTTACCAGTACTTAAAAATTTCAGTTTTTCAGTTGTTACTTTTTTATCTACTGTAGTTTCTTCTATGGCAATGATATTTTTAGCAGCATATGAAGCATTGAACTGACTATTTAATTCTTCAGTCCCAATTATTATCATATTGTCTCCCCATATCATTGAAAGCCAATTGAGGAATGTTGTTTTACCTGTTTCCCGAACTTGTGAAACAAGCGCCAAAATCGGCAATATTCTTTTGGGGTATAGATAAAGTGCCTGTAAATATTTTAACCCTATATCGTATTGTTCACCAAAAATATGTTGTAAAAGTACATCGGTCCAGTACCATGATCCTTTCTGTGGCTTAAATGGAAACTCCCTATAAAGATTATAATAATTATTTATAACTGTTTGATGATCAAAGTTATTTGGTTCAATCGTGAAATCATCGTATTTGGGTATTTGTTCGGGATATTTGCTACCTTCATCCATCTTTATTTCATCCTTTTTCCAAGGTTTAAGTTCTTTTCTGCTCACTCCATACCGATCAATCTTCTTTATAACCTTGTAATAATCAACTCCCACTCTTATATATTTTGCTTCGTTTTCTCCTTGTTTAAAACCTGTCTTGTTTTTAGCCCAATCCAAAGCATCTACATACTTATTTCTAAATCTTAATTTTACCATAATCTGAAAAGGTGTATAATAACATCCCTGCTTAAATGGAGACGCATTTGAAGAAAATACGTAAAGTGCATTATAACGCCACCCCCAGGTTGCTGAAATACCTTCTTGTTTTCCAGGCCTTCGCCATTTTTCTATGCCTTCTTGCTTGTCTACTTTGACCCATCCTTTATCTTCTAATAGCTTCTTTGCGTATGCCGTTTTTTCGATATTGAATACTGAAATCGGATCGGTCGGTTCCGTATTGAGGTCATCGTTTTCATCGGGATCGTTTTTTTGTTTTGATTGATCTAAAGATTTGGCAATCTCTATAATATCATCTCTTTCTTCTTTGTCTATTTTTTTGAGTTTGACAAGCTCATTATACCTTTTTTCATATCCGGGTGATGGGTATGCAACAAAGTAACCACCTTCACCCCTTGTTTCAATCATTACTTCACCGTCTTTCCATCTTGCCAGTACCCGGTTGCCCTCGTATTTGTCCGCTATATACCTGTATACTATATGCCACCCTCCTGATGGGGTTCTTTGTGCGTATATTTTCCCCTCGTGTTTGAGATGTTCGATATATTCATTGCGGCCAAATTTTCTCAGTATCTCATTGATGCCGTGTTTACCGTCGTGGTCGTCGAAATCAATACATTCTATTCCTTCTGATAAACTCCCGGCTTTTATTCCAACTCCGTAAGCACCGTTGAAAACTTGGGTTACTTTATCCTCTTCTATTCGTTGCTTGAAATACACTGATCCTTTAAGAAGATCCGGGGCTTTTGATTTTTTTACCGGTATTGCTGCGATATTTTCCATGAGCAGCTCCTGGGCTGCATCTGTTATATCTGACATAATAAAATCTTTTAATCGTTAGACGGTCTACCACTATCGTTCCAGCGGTCTATTTGCTCCCGGTCAAAATATATTTTTCGGCCAAAGCGAACATAAGGGATTTTATTTTTGTGGGTCCAGCTATATATGGCCGAAAGCGTTGGTTTTTCGGGGAGATGCTGGGAGAGTTCTTCGATTGTCAGATATACTCTATTTTTGTGTGTTATCATAGTTTATTGATTTTTCTGAGTTAATTCTTTAATTTCTACTGTCTGTTTTTTCATGATAGTTTGATTTTAAAATTAATGTTTACTTTTTTTGGTTAATATAAATGCAAATGATTGCTACAAAAGGGGTAAATAAAAGACTTAAAATAAACCCCTGCCAAAATGATGTTCCTTTTAATATTGAAAAAATTCCTATGATAAAACTGTAAAATAAATTAATCACGAATAATTCACCTATCAATTCCATAATAACCTCCTTAGTTTTATAAATTCTATATCGCAAAGTAATAAATAATTTTAGACTTTTGCAAATTTTTTGAAAGATTTTTTTATATTTTTTTTGTAACACTCGTGACAAGCGGGTTGTAACAAATAAAATTTTTTGTAACATTTTTTGTAACGTCGGTTTTATAAATGTGGCGGGAGTTATAGCAGTTTGTAACATTATAACAAAAATTTTTCTAAACCTATACTAAAAAAAATATTTTTATAAAACATATCTATATATTTTCATATATTATTTTTATTTTTATACATATAGATTATTACTATATTTTGTTATTTTGTAATAATATAATATATAATATTAGTAGAGAGAGAGTTAAGAGCGTTACAAAATTGTTTCAAAATTATAACAATTACAAAATAGAACTTCTTAATCCCCACCACCCAAAAATTAAATTTGCATTTCTTGAAAATATTTCGTAAACTTGAAGCGTTTGAAAGTAAATAAAATGGCAACAATAGAGATAACATACGAAGCTAAATGCAAACATTGTAAGTATCTGAAAGAAGATTATTTGGGGAAAAGAAAATTACATAAATGTAAAAATAAGAATAGTTGGCATTTTGGATATTATCGGAGATTAAAAGATAAGGCTTGTAAAAATATTGAATTAAAATAAGACCCCGGGCGCTATGCACCAGGAGGGATGAAATTTACTGACATGGCGCACCAGCCGAGGTTGTAAAGAAAATTCAGTATGAACAACAAAAAGATCCTCAGGCATATATGGAAACAGATTAAAGCAAATGCAGTTAATAGGCTGGTTTATAAAGGTGATTTTAATATCATTATAAAGAATTTTCTTGATGTGATAGGACCTAACATATATATACAGGGATTTCAAAAGCACGTTAACAGGTTATATGCGTCTGAGAAAGTTGAATATATTGATGTTAGGGCCATAAAAATATATTATAAAACCGCAAAAAAATTATTGTGATGGCAGCAGAATCAGGTAATAAATACGCTGAGAAATATAGCTATGAAAAAGCAAAGGAGATCTTTGAGGAATCATTACAATTGGTTGAAGAAAATAAAACTATTATGTATATTGGCTCATTAGCTGTAAAGATGGGGATATATAGACAACTGTATGATTATTTAATAGATAGATTTAATGATCTTGACACAATTAAAAAAAGGATTGATGCAATACTGGAATCCAGGGTTGTTGATTCTGCCTTAATCAGTAATGGAAATCCAACTTACAAGATATTTCATCTTAAAAATAACCATAATTGGAAAGATAAACAGGACCATGGGTTTGATCCCGGCGAAGATGGAGAGATGGAGATCAAGATAGGCAAAAAATCATTCAAAGCTTGATAGAACCAACAGCTAAACAACAGGATCTTATTGAGGCGGCTATCTCCGGAAGATACCGTCTTATTTTATTTGGAGGGGCCATAGGTGGAGCTAAGACAGCCGGGCTTTACCTGCTTTTTCTTATTGCTCAAAGGTTATGGCCTGGGCTTAGGGTTTATTTTATTAGAAAGAATTTACCTGATATAACCAATAATGCTTATGCAACCTGGGATGAGCTTACTGGTCGTTATGGTATACCCAGATCATTGAAAAGAGATCGGCGTTTCAATTCATCAAATCCTTATTTGGAATTTAAGAATGGTTCCAGGCTTATATTTTTTGGTGAAAACTATGATAAAGATAAAGAATTGAATAGATGGAAAGGCCTTATCCCTAACTGGTTTTTCGCAGACGAAATAAATGAACTTCAATATAAGACGTATTTAAAAATGTTTGAAAGGGCCGGAAGATTTATGCTTCCAAAGGGAGATCAACCCCACCCTTTAATTGTTGGGACCTGCAACCCCTCACAGGGATGGGTCAAGACTGAAATATACGATAAGTACAAAGACGGCACATTACCGCCACACATGCTTTATATCCCGGCTAAGATCACAGACAACCCTCATTTAAACCAGGAGTATGTTGAAAATTTAAAAAACTTACCTGTATATCAATATCAAGTGTTCGTTGAAGGAAATTGGGATATAAAACTAAAGACTGGTGGAGAGGCACTGAAGAGTTTTGAACTTGATCGACATGTAGTCGCTGATAGTCGAGAACTTGAAACTATTATCCATATATCAATTGACAATAATACGTACCCATATATTACCACAACAGTATGGCAGATCATAAAGCAAGATGACAGGTATACCATTAGGCAAATAAACGAGTTACTTGCCAAGGATCCGGACAATTCAGCTCCAAAAGCAGGAAAAAAAACAGCGCAATATCTGCGGAATATAGAATACGAGGATAAAATATTTGTGTATGGCGACCCAACTACTCAGGCCCGTAACACGATAGATGAAAATAAGCGTTCATTCTATGATAAGTACACCGAGCAATTAAAGAATTGGAGAATTGAAAAACGGATGTGGAAATCTAATCGGTCGGTCAGTAGGATGATTGATTTTGTGAATAGCATCATGGCAGGGGAACACAAGGATATATCTTTCGAAGTTAACGAGAAATGCACTACATCTATAAGCGATTACGTTGAGACAAAGCAGGATGTCGACGGGTCTGTACTAAAAAAACGAATCACTGACCCCGAAACTAAAATAAGCTATGAGCAGAACGGCCATATCGTTGATACAATGAAAGATTTTATCTGTCAGGCGTTTGCTGATCGTTACCGTCGGTATACCGGTAAGAGACAGAAGCCGCTTGTGGACTGGTGATGTATTCCTCAATCCACTCTTGTATTTTTTCCCGTTGTGTCTTTCCTTCTTTAAACAGCTTAATCCTGAATTGACTGTAAAGTTCTTCCGAAATTTGTACGTGAATTGGTTTTTTTGGCATGGCTAATAATTAAAATATTTGTTGCAATATATAAATAAATATTTGAACAACATGAATATAACAGAAATATTTTTCAAAAATTTACTAATAAAAATCCAGTCCGTATCGTATATTTACCAACAAACTTATCTTTATGCCAAAGCCACGGCCAAACGAAAGTGAAAAAAAGTTTATGGCCCGGTGTGTGTCAGAGCTAATTGAAAAAGAAGGACGTTCGCGGGATCAGGCCGTAAAGCTTTGTTCAATTTATTGGGATGAGCATAAAAAACGAAAGCGATAGCATGATATTAAAAGACGCTGAAGCAGTAGAGTATTTAAGAGCCTACCAAAAGCCGCCCAAGTGGGTTGAGGAAGCCCGCAAAGAGCATAAGCGGCTCAAAGCTATCGTTAATGGGGAAAATTTTAAGGAGCATCTGATCAGAAAGATTGAAAAAATTGAATCTGACGATCGGAAGAAAGCCAGGGATAATTTCAGCCGCTCGATAAAAGATACAGTACACCGGATGTTAAAACCTTTTGAAAATGTGTATACAGCAACCGGTGGTACTAAATCTTATCAGATAAAAAATGAAGAATCTTTCAATAATTATGTTTCTAGGCTCCGGAAAATAAGGGACGGCAAACCGATTGAACAATGGCTTTCAGAACATTGGATAAAGGATCTGTACGTGACTGATCCTAATGGTGTAATTTTTTTGGAGTATTTGGGGGAAGAAAAAATATATCCTACCTATAAATCAATACTTTCAATCAGGGCATACGAGGCAAAAGGGCAAAAACTTGAATGGATCATCTTTGAACCGGAACGAGTGAAAACTGAAGCAGGGGGCCAGAATGTAGAGTTTGAGATGGTTCGTATCGTGGATGATTTGAATGATCGAAAATACATCAAACGAGGCGATGAATATACTTTACTTGAAAACAGCACTTTTCAGCATCCATTCCAAGAGGTTCCCGGGCTTATTAATTCGCCTCGGGTTAAACTAGGTAAAGAGCTGAGATTGTCACCTTTAGATGATGTTGTTGAGGAAATGGAAGAATACGCAAGGGACCAGAGTGTTCTGAGCCTGTATAAATATACTAAGCTATTCCCGATTTTTTGGCGATATAAAATGCTTTGCCCGGATTGTGAAGGATCGGGCAAGATTGATGGGAATATATGTACTACTTGTGATGGAGAAGGATACCTGGGGAAAAGAGATGTGACTGATGAGGTTTCGCTTCCTATCCCAGAGAGCGCGAACGAGCCGCAATTGGCTCCTGATATTGCTGGGTTTATATCCCCCGATCTTGAGACAGCAGAGTATTACAGGGGTGAACTTAATAACAGTGAGATAAGAATGTATGAAACCCTTTGGGGTTCCCATAAAACTAAGATTGAAGGTAATACTAATAACAAAACGGCTTTTGAGGTTTGGATGGATAGCCAGCCGGTCATGAACACACTGGAGGGTCATTCTAAGATAGCATCCTTTATGGAAGAAACTCTCAGTGAATGGGTAGCGAGATGGGAATTTCCCGGAAGGGATAAAGATGAAAAGGTAGCACATATAAGTTATGGGACCAATTTCATCATTGACCCCCCGGATGCTATTCTGGAACGCTATAATAGTAACCGAGAGAAAGGGGCTCCGGTTGTAATACTTGACCGAATGCTACGAGAATATATCACTTCTAAGTATAAGAGTAACCCCGGAGCATTACGGTTCGAGCTGCTGAAAAAACGCTTGGAGCCTTATATTCATTATACAGTCCAGGAAGTTCGGGAGACATTCGGAAAATTGGAGGCCCAGAAAAAAATATTATTTACCGATTGGTGGGAAACTATTCAGCAGAAGGATGTCGAAAAATTCAAGATCCTTACGCTTGAAAGGAAACGCGATGAATACATTGAAGAAAGATTGAAACGTCAACCTATAGAACAACAGGAACTTAACTAAAATTAAATATTATGGCAATAATTGTATGTAACGTCTATCAGCTGGGAATTATGAACGGCCAGGTAGATACTGAAAACAAAAAGCTTATCCGTAGTGGTGCCAAGGTCGAGGAATCCTACGCTAAGCAGGTCAACGACAACTACAAGGATACTATGAAGTTGTACGAAAAAGACAACAAAGCGAGCGCTGATTATAAGAAACGGTCAGAAATTTTTAATCAGATTGAGGAAGAATACCGGAAAGACAGGAAGCCGGTACCAGGTGCAGATAAGATCAATAAAGAGGTTGAGAGGAGAATGAAAGCACCCAAGACCTCCAGTAAAGAGGATTCGAAACAAACACAAACTAAAAGTCAAACTAAAAAGAAAACTGATAAATGAAATTAAAGATTAACGGCGTCGACATAGAAGTCGACAATAACAAACTCTCCGAGGCAATGGAGAAAGGGACCGAGGTTGAGTTATCAGCCGACAATCTGGCCGCCAAGACCGAGGGAATGGTTATAAAACCTAAAGAAGATTTTGACCAATATGTAGAAAACCTAACAAAAGAACGTTATGAGGCAGGCCGCGAGAAAGGTGAAAAGGATGCTGTTAACACTATATCTGAAAAATATGGAGTAGACCTGAACGATCAGAAGAAAACAGTTGCAAATTTTGCTGAAAAACTGAGCAGCAAATTGGCCGAGGAGTACAAGAAAGAACCAAACCAGAAAATCGAAGAACTAGAGAAAGAGAAAGGCCAACTTCAAGAAAAAATACAGGAGTGGCAAAAGTCATTTGAGGAAACGAAGCAGAAATGGGAAGGCGAACGAAAGAATATGCAGAAACAGCAGATCATCCAGAACTATATGCCGAATGATAAGTTTTCCATCCCGGCAAATGACGTCAAGGATCTGTTTGAGAAGCGTTATGACATTGATTTCGACGAAAAGAACAACCCCATTGTTAAGCAAAACGGGGAAGTATTGAAAGATGAAAACCTGAATCCTCGGAAGCCTGAAGATGTTATGAAAGAATTCGCACAAAATTACATTCAAAAACCAACAGGTGGAACCGGCAATGGCGATGATCCAGGTAGTGGTGGAACCGGAACCTATGAAGCATTTGAGAAGGAAATGACAGAAGCTGGTCATAATCCAGGATCAGAAACATTTAACCAGGAAATGAGCAAGCGAATACAGGAAGGCACACTTAAATTATAATTGTATAACCTATCTGTTACTGTTCATAGGCACTTGAACAAGGGTGAGCAGAGTAAAACTTAAAGCAAAATGGCAAATTACACAACAGCAGCCCTTGCGACAGCACAAGCTAAGCTAATGGGCAAGTTTCAAGCAGGAGAACTGCGGTACCGTGATCCTGTCACGTTTAAGCAGTATATCCGGAGTACAAATATTATGATGCCTGACTTGGAGGCTATTAAGAAATCCAGTCAGCGCACTGTGAATGCGTTCTATTTTGAACGTCAATCCCGATCCCTGACGACTGGTATTACTTATAATCATACCGGAACGAAAGGTAGTGTAGGAACTCTTACACCTTCATGGACTGTCTATTCTGATAAGTTCAAGCAAGCGCTCAAACAGGCCAATAATAACCTGTATCAATTACAGGAAATGGCTAACAACGAGGTTGAGAATCTTGTTAAGAACTTTGCTGAAGGGTTGGAAAGTCAAGCAGTTACTCATGCCTTCAATAATCGGAGTGGGGTGAATGATGCAAGCGCAGAAGGATCTTTCAATGATACTCAGGATGTATTTGAGATTTTCACTTCAAAAGAAAAGAGAGGCGCTCAGATCGCTCAATCCGTAATGGATGAAAATGACTTTGCCGGGCCATACATTGTTTTATGTGATCCAATTGCATTTAACAAGTTTATGTATTACAGCCAGCAAGGATCGCAGAACAGTGAAAACTTACAATTTCAGTTTGACAACATGCAATTTGTAAGGTCGAACGGTTTGTATTCCAAGTTTTCAGGGCTTGGCACACCTTATACCGACGGGGCATTTATTGTAGTTCCTGAAGGTATGTTGGCTGCCTTGCCGTGGATTGAACCGCAGTACCGGAATGCTGAAAGTACCCAGCAGAATCGTTACTCTACTCTGGTTAACCCGATCGACGGGCTGACTTACGGCGTACATGAGTATGACGAACGTTACGATGGGTCTTCTGAAGGAGGATATAATCAGGATGTAAAAACTGAAGTTGAAGCACATATCCAGCTTGCTCTGGAACATGCTCCTCTTTCCAGCGGTACTCCGCTTTTGGCCATGGCATTTAAAGAAGAATCAACAGCATAAGGAGGTTAATATGAGAAAGTTAATATTAATATTATTTCTAACAGGATTGGCCTTCGGAATGAAGGCGCAGGATAGAACAACCAATATGGGTACAATGGATTTAAACCAGACCCTATTGGATTATACCGGCTTGGTAGCTGATACTCTGACTGCCAACCAGGATACGATCAGGTTTAGTTGGAGACATAAGAGCCACAGGCCTGTTTTGTATAATATCAAGGTTCAAACCGCCGAGACTAGTTCTATCACCGGCGATTATGATCTCGTGCTATATGGCAAAGTGTATTCCGATGATAGTTGGACTAAGATAACGACCACAGCAGGAGAGACAAGCGGGGGTAGTTATACTTTTAATTCAGATGAATCGGAAGTAATCGACACTATTGCCACCACTAATGCCCCATTTTACCGCTATTTTATGGTTGAGTTAGATGGGTCACAGGCAACGACTTTATCGGCTGGCAAGATTACTCTTAATTCTATTTATGTGAAATTATACAGGCGGTAGCTGATGATAAATGTTTCAAAGGCACAAACAGGATTTGCAGGGTTAGTTGGGTTTGAGGATCCAACTGACCCCGCTTATGCTATTGTTAGTTCTGACAACAAAAAATCTATATCAGGATTGTATTACACTGACAATCCGCTCGTTAAAATTCAATTTCTCAAAGATATCCAGGATTATGCTGAAATTTCAAATCAGGATTTCAACACCTATTTGCAGAGCATCCATAATCGTTCTGTAGGTAATGTACTTAATAAAGTGCATAATGAACCAGATTATATCGACCGTTCTCCTTTATACAGATATGCGAACAATAAAACAGAAATTGAAAGTTTACCGGTCGGATTTAAAGGATATAGAATCATTCCAAGTCAGAAAAATGTTGCCTTTGAAATTTCGCGTATTATCATTGAATTAAGCGAGCAAGCTACTTTCACTTTGTATCTGTTCAATTCAGCCAAGAATGAGGCAGTCGAAAGTAAAGAGATCACAGCTTCATCGGGATTTCATGCGGAAGATTTGGGATGGGTTTTAGATGATACTGATTCATACTTCAAGGGCGAATATTTATTGGGATATTTTGCAGACTTGAAGCCATATAAAAGGGAGTATGATTTCTCTGACATCAAAGCTCAGTACAACGGAGTATACATTGAAGCTGTCACCTATTCTGGTACCGGCACGACTATTCCTGATCTGGATAATGAGGAAAGCAGCGAATTGAGTTTTGGATTGAATCCTGATATTACTACATATAAAGATTATACGGATCTATCAATTCAAAATAAAAGGTTGTTTGCAAAAGCAGTCCAATTGCAGGGCCAGATAAACATTCTTTCGAATTACCTGGCAACATCCCGAACAAATAGATCTACCCGAATAACCCGTGACCTCATAAATCAAGCTACAGTAGAATTGGAGGGGAGGAATGCTGAGGGAATAACCAAAGTAGGATTGAAAGATAAGTTGAAAGGGGAAATTAATCATATTCAGGCAGAAATAGGGAAATTAAATGAAGGATATAAACCAAAAGGTCTCAACGTAAGAGTAGCAAACTGATGGCAGGCATTGATTATTATATAGATCAGGGTATAACTAAAATGGAGAATTTCCTTTGGACTTCGAATAATACGAAATTCAAGGGATTGGCTCGGATAGATATTGATGAAAATGTGCCTTATATCAGGAATGGATCTGATTATGACGATGTATTAACAGATGATCGTTACGATGTTTCTTCTTTTTTCTATGAGCCTACAGAAAGAGATATGAATATGGATTCTTTTGATACTACAATCAATCTGGTTTTCATGATTAATATGGAGCAATTTTCACAATCAGAAGAGGAGTTGATCTATGAGGCCTTTGAAGTGGTTAAGAAAACAGGCTTTCGGATTGATTCTATTGCTAAGGATGTTGCAGCGTTGGATGATTTCAATTATCAAAGCAGATTAACAGATACAATGCGAAAGTTCTTCGTATTTCGATTTACAACTAATTTAGACGGAATTTTGAAACCAAAACAATAATAAGATGGCGTACAATGTATTGGATTATGATAGCGAAGTGCCAAACGTAGGACAGAAGTATGGCATACGCGAATCGTTGGGGCGAATACAGAAAGTTATTTTGACCCCAAAAAACTTCTCTTTTGCTGATCAATCAACGGCAGAGACACAGAGCAATTGGCAGGATGCTATTGAACAGATAGCAAATCGCATTTTCCCCCTGCCCTATGTTTATGAGAACGAAGATCAAAGCGAAGATCCTGTTTATCAAGATTTCGCATCTGGTGTTTCAGTTCTGGTCCGGCCGGGGAAATATGCAGAGAGGATGCACTTGTTGATCTCAGTTTTCGATGCGAACAAACTTGCCAAGTTTGACGGCAAAGAATGGAGGGCTTTCGAAGTTGATGAATATGGTAATATATTGGGAACCTCACCCGATGGAACTGTGTTCAAAGGCTTTGATGTTGCCACTTTTGAAGTTGAAAAGACTATGCGAACAACCGGGGATGCTAACCGAACCAAACCTATTTATATTAAGTATAAAAATCCAAGTGAATGGAATGAAGACGGTGTTGCCCTGAGGCCTCTTGAACTTAATACAAGTCCTTGGGATCCCCGCGAACTTGATGGCCTTACTGACGTTGAGATAACTGTTGATGACCAGACTACTTCTGATGTTGATGTAACTCTTAAAGCTTATAAGAAAGGTGTTTTGCTTTCCGGATTTGATCAAACTTCAGACTGGGTTATCAAAGATGACACCGACAGTACTGTGTCTGTGAGCGGAGTTACAGATAATGGAGACGGCACTTATGTCATCACCGCAAGTTTGTCTGCAGGAACATATACAATTGATCTTGCTGATCCTGCCACGTTAAGTCAGGATGGTTTTGAATCAACAGGTAGTAAAGAATTCACAACTTCATAATATGGAAGTGAAAAAAGGACAGAAAACAATGACTTTCAATCTTTCTAAATTGAAAGGAATATCTAAGGGAGAGTTAAGGGATATGTGCTTAAAGTCATCTGTTTTCAAGGATATGCTTCCGAAAGAAAGGGAGGCGAAGGTTAGAGACGTATATGCGAATATCCCAAAAACAAAAGAATCTGGCAAATTTGAATCTGGAAAGTCTGTTTCTGGAAATAGTCAGCCAGGACGAGCAAAGACTCTTGGATCTAAACAAAAGTCAACTTCAGAGAGGGCTGACAAGCGAGGGACAGAAGATAACTCCGAACTATCAGAATGATAGATATGCCAGGAAAAAGAACAGAATGAACCCTAAGCCTGGATTCGGAACGCCGGATCTAAGGCTTACGGGGGAATTCTATTCGGAATTCACATTGCCTCAGCAAACTGATTTTTTTCAATTTGGGAGTAATGATCCGAAAACCAGATTCCTTGTAGATAGATATGGACGTAATATCTTTGGATTATCTGATAAAAGTAAGAACCAGTACATAAATGATATATTTTATCAAAAATTTATGGCAGCGGTTAAAAGGCAGTTATGATTATTATAAATCCATTGAATTCCTTCCGGTTCAGAACTTTTTTTGGATCATTGAAAAGCAAGATTTGAGGTACCTCTTAAAGCTAAAAGATTATGAGAAACTTCCTGAGATACAATACAGTCTTGAAGAAATATGGGAAGATATACTTAATCAATATTATGACGCTGAGGGAGATAATGCAATTAATTTGTATTTCAATAATATAAAAGCTTTACACAGATTGGAGATACAGCATCAATTGTTTTGGAACTTACATACAATATTATCTGTGGATTCTGAGAACAGAAAAGCCAACGAGATTGCGGATGAAAATGGAATAGAAAAAAAGGATAGAATAAAAGTGCTTTGGAAACTTTGTAAAAACTTAAAAACTAAGAAACAATTAAAACAAAAAGACATTGAAAACATCGACCAGAATGAAGAGAAACATAATTTCGATGAGATAATTGATATTGTTGAAGATATGAAGGGCAGACCACTTGATCTTTCAAAAATAACTGTGAAAAAGTGGATTGCTATAAAGAGCAATTTGAAGGAAAAAGCTAAACAAGCAAAAAAAGCAGCAGGACAATGGCCGACAGAATAAATCTTGAAGACTTTTTAGATCCACGAATACGGAAAGAATTGGATGCCATTAATAAGGAAATGCAGCAGAGTATCTCCAATATGAATCAATTGGCTAAGGAAGCTGGCCAAATGAATAAATCATTCAATCCCAAGAATATAAAGCAAGTTACTGATTCTCAAAAAAGATTGTCGCAAGTTCAAGACAAAAGCAGTAAAGAACAGAAAAAACTTACCTCCAATGCTGAGAAGTATCGACAGAAACTTAAATCTGTTAATATTGAAGAAGAGCGCTATAAAGAAGAAATAAGAGAGAAAAGAAAAGAACTTAAGCGAGAGATACGGGTTGAAGATACTGCTGAGGATAGCTTAGAACGAAAAAGATTGCAGCTTAGTAGATTGAATGATGAATATGATTCAGCTTCTTCAAAAGTAAGAAGAAAATTAAGGCCTCAAATAAAAAAACTTACTAAAGATATAAGTAAGGCAGAAGAAGCTACCGGAAGACATCAAAGATCAGTTGGCAATTATACAAAAGCTCTTGGCAATCTAAGGGGCAAGGTTGTGGCCGTAGCTGCCGGCGTTGTTGCTATGGTTAGAGGTATAGCAAAAGGCATAAGAACTTTCTCTAAATTTGAGAAGCAGATCGACAAAGTTGCGGCTATTTCTGGTGCAACGAATGATGAAATAAAAGCATTGAGAGAAACTGCTATAACACTTGGATCAACTACAACGAAAACAGCTACCCAAGTTGGTCAATTACAAGAAGAATTTGCTAAATTAGGATTAACAACAGATCAAATTATTGCAGCAACTGAGGCAACAATTAGGTTGTCCGAAGTTGCTGATTCTGATTTGGCTAAATCAGCCAAAATAGCAGCAGCCACACTTAATGGTTTTGGACTTGAAGCCACAGAAACACAGAGGATAGTTGATGTCATGGCAAAATCATTTACTTCATCTGCTCTTGATTTGCAGAAATTTGAGAATGCTATGAATAAAGTAGCTCCTGTTGCTGCAAATATGGGATTCTCTATTGAGAAAACAACGGCTATGATAGGAAAGTTAACTGATGCTGGTGTTCGTGCTGAAACAGCTGGAACTCAATTAAGAAATATATTTTTAACAGTTGCTAAGGAGGGTATAACATTAGAACAGGCATTTGATCAAATTAATAATGCTGCAGATGCGAACGTAGCTTCTCTTGATTTATTCGGCAAACGTGCTGCGCCTATTGCTCAGATACTTGCTAAAAATACAGAAGAAACGAAACAATTTGCTAATGAATTGTATAATGCTGAGGGTGCTGCACAAGATATGAGTGAGCAAATAACTGACAACCTTGAAGGTGATGTGCTTAGGCTTACATCAGCATGGGAAGGATTTGTATTGAGTATTGAAAATGGTACTGGGACAATATCAAAATCTATCAGAACAATAATTCAAGGAATGACGAATATTGTTCAAACGCTTACAGATACAAATAAAGCATCTTCTATATTGAAAGATGTACTTGGATTAGATTATTGGAAAGACGGATTATTAAGACCAAATATTTACAAAGACTTGGGTGAACTGGCAGCGCGTCTTGATCGTGTTCGTGTAGAAATGCAAGGAGCATCAAGTGGTGAAATTATAAGGCAAATATCTGAATGGCAAGGCAGGATAAATGCTGTAGGTGATGAAACTGAAAAAGCAAGAATGAAACAAGAACTTTATAATCATTTTATAAAGCAGTTAACAGGAAGATTGAAGGAGAATAAAGATGCTTGGACTGGGGTAAAAACAGAACAGAAAGAAACGAATGAGGAACAAGAAGAGGGAGAAGAAATAATAAGAAAACAGATTAAAAATTATGAAAAGTTAGAACAAAAAGCTGTTGATGCATTTGAAACCCAAAAAGCCAATGCGCAAGAGTTAGCCGATGTGACTGCAACTATAAGGCGTGATGAAGAAATGAAAGCCGAGTTGGAACATGAACAGGAAATGCAGAGGCAAAAAGAAAAGGAGGAAATGCAGAAAAAGATAAGACAAAGAGCATTTCAGGGGGCAAGAGAACTTTCACAATCTATTATAGGATTTCAGCGTCAGGAATTGGAACACGAACAACGGATGGCTGTTGAAAAGGCCAAAGCAAGGGGAGCAAGTGAAGAGGAAATAGCACAGATACAAGAAAAATTTGCAAAGAAAAGAAAGAATTTGGCTGTTACAGAAGCTATAATAAACAGCAGCCTTGCAATTACAAAAACCCTCGCTACAACAGCATGGCCTCTGAATCTTATAGCGTCAGCAATAATAGCAGCTAAAACCGCCGTGGAAATTGCTACAATTAGAGCGCAGAAATTTGCCAAAGGCACAAAAGATTCCGGATCATCCGATCAGCTTGCGTGGGTGGGTGAAAAAGGAACAGAGCGCGTTGAAGAGAAGTCTGGTAAAACTTGGTATACTCCCGATGAACCAACGCTTATGCCATTAAAAGCTCATTCAAAAGTTATACCCCATCATCAGTTGCAACGGGATTTAGCTGATTTTGAAATGAACAGAAAGCCGGGAAGTGATAACAATGAAAATGAGCGCAGACATAAAGAAATGATGCATGCATTGAAAGACCGGAAGGAATCTTTCGTAAATATAACTGAAAATGGTGTAAAAGTTCAGGCTAAGAAAGGCCATACTTGGTATAACTACATTGATAGGAAATATAGGACATGAAACAGAGATATATTCTTAATCATAGCGTTAAAGGAGAAAAGATCCTTAATTATGCTCCAGAGGGATGGAATGATCTGAAATATACTATATCAAGAAATCAGACTTATCATGGGCTTTTTAGATCATTTTCAGGTACGCTGCGATTTACGAAAGATGGAAAGGAATACATTGACGATGTAATTGATACTTATGGTTTTGAAGATACGATAGAGATTACAATAAAAGAACTTAATCAGACTACATTTGCTTATGAAACAAAAGTTAATGGGGTTCTAAATTTCGATCCTGAAACTTATGTAAGGGAAGAGAATTTTACGGAACTTAACTTTGAGGACTCCCTGGTTCTTAAAAAAATGAAGAATCGGGAAGACAATAAGATAGCTTATAACCGGAAAGAAAGTATAGATGGCACCATTCTCCCCGGCTTTACGAATGAGTTTGTTGATGTTACAATGAGAGGAAAGGGGACTGATACGGCAACGGGAACCGCGGTATATCCAAAAGAAGCATTTAATCGTATTCTTCAAACAATATGTGATCTTGACTATAACCCGGTTAAATCTTCATTTTTAGATAGAACTTTAGAGGGTAAAGCTTCTATGGTAGCCCTATCAAACGGGCTACTTATGAGGGGCGCCGATCCAGCCGGTGATAATATTAGCGAAGGAGAGGCTAATCTGAATCTTAGTCTTAAAGACCTTTTTGAAAACTTCAATAAAGCTTTCAATATGGGTCTTGGAGTTGAATATGATGAAGATAATCAGAAATATTATTTCAGGATTGAAGATAAAAATTATTTTTTCCAAACGACCATTATATTAACAGTTGACAATCTTTCGAACCTTAAATATGAATACGATCCTGAACTTATAATTCAACGTATTGAGACTGGCTATCAGAAATTTGAAGAAGATAATAATTATGGTCTAACAGAATACAACAATGCCAGCGAGTTTCAAACTCCGGTAACTATATCTGATAGATTGCTTGATCTTAAATCAACATATAGAGCAGATGGGACTGGGATGCAGGTTGCTATTGATAATAGATTAACCGCGAGCGATGAGCAGGAAGATACTTCCATTGATGAGGATGTTTTTTTCCTCCATATTTTCGATGACAATGGAACTCTGAAGACAGTTCAGGATGAAAATTTCGATCTTATAGGCGGTTTGTATGGATCCAATACAATTCAGGCAAATATATATCTCTCTCCTGCCAGGAATATGACCCGATGGGGAGATTGGATCCGGTCAAGCCTGGAAAAAATAAATGACAAAAATATACGATTTAACAAGGCCGAGAAACTCTCCGATTTACGCAGTCAAACCGCAGAAGAAACAACAACAATATACGAAAATCGCGATATAGCTATATCTGATCTAAAAAATCCTCGTTTAACAGGTCGTGTCGCCAAATTTGAAGCTCCATTGACACGAACAGAGATTAACACAATAACAGATAGCGCACTTGGATTGGTGAAATTTTATGATTATATTGCGAAAGAATATCGTTTTGGATGGATTAAGGAGGTAAGCACTGATAGAGTTGACAAAGATACAACATGGGAGTTATACGAGGCACAAAATATTGAAATAACTGCAAATAACATTATATATCAGGCAAGTGAAGAGAATATTCTAACAAATAGCGGAAGTCCAATAATTCTTGAAAATTCGTGATATGGCAACAGGGAAAAAAATAAAACAACTTACAACGAGAACTTCAGCATTGTTGACTGATTATCTGTACACTGTTGCCGGCGACCAGGATTATAACGTGCAATGGTCTACTATAAAAACGCTCCTGGGACTTGATGATTTAGAAGATTGGCAAACAGATACACTTTCTTATAATTCAACTTCTTATATAGATACTCTCGTTGATAGCACTGTCCATGCTGTTGCGAAGGTTGAATATCTTGCAAAGAGGGGATCAAGAACCTATCGGTCAGGTCAGATTACAATAATGTATGATTCATCTCAGGTTGTGTCCAATGATTATTGGGACGTTACAAGCAGTGACAATGATGACCTTGGAATGACCATAACAGCCAGATTAAATGGCAGTAATTTACAGATGAAGTTTGTGGTTGATGGATCAGACACAACAGATATAGTTTTCAACTGGAAAATAATAAGTAAAAAACCCATAACCGTAAGCTAATGCCATTAAAGGTAGGAAAGACATACAATATCCCGAACGTTGGAAAGGTAAGAATAGAAGATGCCACAGTAAAAGGTAAGAAGAAATCTGCTGTTAGGTTAAGTGACGGTAAACGTGTGAATTGGGGGCAAAAGGGAGAATCAGTTCAACCGGGAACTGAACCAGGGAATAATTATTGTTCCCGCTCGTTAAATCTTAATGAATACGGGTTCAATGCCAATACACTGGCAAGAATTGACTGGCATTGTAAAGGATCTAAAAGTATAGATTCATTGACTGTAAAGGAGGCGTAATATGGCATTCTATCAAATACCGCTTTCTAATACGCTCCGAATGGTGCGAACAGACAATCAAGGGTCTAATTTGCAGAATTTTGATAATAGGCTTTTGCATCAGGAAGATTATCCATATTACTTTGATAGGCCATATTTACAGAAAGTAAGTTCCGCTGATTCCATATTGATTCAATTTTCAACTGATCAGGGTGTGCCAACCGCAGAGGTTTATGATCATGAAGATAATTTAATAAGTGATAAATCTGGGAATATATCTACTGTTTTAACTTCAACTACCTTCACTATATATAATCTATCTTTCACGGTAGCAGTTGAGGGTATATATTACCTTCAATTAACCTGGGGAACTGTAATATATAAATCAAATTACTTTCAAATTGACGGTTTTGATGAGGACAGGCTTGTAAAAATAGAATATAACACAAGCGAGACAGACGGAATCAACTACACAAACAGCGAAACATTTGTGGTCAGATTAGAATCCCGTTTGGCAGAATATCAACCCGAGCAAAACAAAGAGAGTTATACATCTTTTGATGAAACGCTTGTCAACCTTAAAAGCTATCCGATACGAAAAGTTGTTCTTGAATTTGGCCCTATCCCTCGTTTTATGGTTGAAAAACTTAATCTTGCTTTGTCCCATGAAGTTTTTAAAATAAACGATGTTGAATATCAGGCCGAGGAATTTGGAGAGAGCAATATAATATCAGATGCTAATGTTATAAGTAATATGTATAATGGATCTGTAACGCTTCAGCAGGTTGATTATGAAAAATATACAGAAGCAACAGAAGATCAACCAGAGGATACATTCTTTATAGAAATCAATGAAGATGATAATCTTTTGGAATACAACGACAGCGGAGATTTAATAATTTATAAATCTTAATAAAAATGGCAAATGACAGACTATACAACTTAAGTGAACAAGCAAGCTATAGTTCTACACTAAAGATGCTTATAGATGATAGCGGCTTTACTGCTGCAAAATATATAGCCGTCGGAACTTTAGCTCCGAAAGTTGATGCAGAAAGCACAATAGCCAATGGATCTGTTAACACTGCTACGTTTATAATGCGGCTTAATAATGGATCTGGTGATGAATACCAAAAAACTTTGGATGATTTTTTCTCTCTATTTACTGAGAAATTCAACGAAAGCAAGGTAAGGTATTATCGGGGTGATAATGGAAATGATATAGGACGTCTTATATTGCAGAGAATTGGAAATATTATTACCGGTATTTTTAAAAATGAAGGAACTAATACATGGTCCAGTTACCAACAGTTATATGAAGATACTGGTGGATCGACACCACTGGTATTACCTTCTGCAATGCGACCAGAATATGATTTCGATTTTAACCAAGTATACTCAGTATCAAGTGATACTCTAAATAAAGTAAGGATCAAAACCGATGGAACTGTGTATGTATGGCGGCAAAATAAAGATGCAAACGCAATGATATTCAGTTATATCGCAAACTCTTTTTAATATGAAACGATTAATATTTTTAACATCACTTTTATTTGCTAGTTCTGCATTTAGTCAGAGTTTTAATGAGCTTCGTGTTCGGGAAACATTTTATCTGAATGGCCAGAACCTTGTATCAGTTTCGACAGGCGACACAATAGCAACTGTAGAGTGGGCAAAATCAGCCATTAAAGATTCAACATATTGGTTAAAAACAGGGAACTATATATATCCATCTGATACTACAGACAGCTTGGTTATTGGAGGAACTATGGCAAGATCGCTATTAGACTTACAAGGTAATAGTCGGTTTGGAGGATTTATAGATATGGATGAAATATCTGTGCCGGCTGCCCCTGCTATAGATAACCTTCGTTTGTATAGTTATGACAGTGGTGGATTTACTGAATTTGGGGTAAAAATGCCTGCCGGGTTAGAATTGGACTTGTTTAGGGATGCACTACATATAGTCAGAAACACATCAGGATCTGACATTCCTGCCGCTACGCCTGTTTATATCACTGGATCAAACGGTCAATATCCCGAGGTTGCGCCGGCTTATAACAATGATGAAACCAAAATGCCTGCTTACGGGGTTACATATGCTACAATATCCGACAATGGATTTGGGAGAGTGTATCAGGAGGGTGACATGGATTCGCAGGTTACAGATACCTTAGCGAGCGGAGCTGAACTATACGTAGGCAGAGGAGCGCTGACAGACATAGAGCCTCCTCATCCTGACATCGTACAGCACATGGGAACAGTCATCAAAAGCAATTCATCAAGCGGAATTATCGAGATTGATATAACAGGAGAGCAACACGTCGAATCTGGAACAATAAGAGATACCTTCGCAATAGGCAATAAAACGGCCACCGATATTGCTTTGATATTCGACAATGGAGTCGATAGGCGATTGTATTGGGATGATTCGGATACGGAGTTCGAGTTTTCGGAAGATGTCAATGCGAGCAGTCAGCTATTTGAGAATGGCAGCCGGGTAGCCACCCGCAATTGGTCAACCCTGCAAAATGTGACAAGTCAGGGGAATAGTACGGATCAGATATTAAGTATTATAGGAAGCAATAATTTTCCTGCAAGTAATAATGGTGGTTTAGAACTTGCTTGGACAGGGACAAGGTCATTATTACAATCTTATAATAGAGATGGAGATAATTTTGAGCCTTTAAGATTACAAGGTTCTTTAATTGAATTACGACAAGGTACCGTCAACATCACGAGTGGGGTTCTCCAGGTAGATGGTACAGGTGATAGTTATTTTTCTGGCAACGTCGGCATTGGGGCTACTGCACCAGACGAAACTTTGGATGTTAGTGGGAATGTGAAAGCGGATACAGTTAAGTCAGTTGTTGAAGATACTTCTTTTTATGTGTGGCATACAACAACAAATCAGGATGAAGAGACCTGGTTTGAAAAATTCAAAGGTATAATACCTGATGTAGGGGACAGACTAGAGTTAAACGGCGCAATAAGCACGCCGTTGTCAGGAAATACCTGGATATTATCTTATATAAAAAGAACCGGAATAACTGAAATGACTATATATGGTGTGAGTAATACACAGTCTGAAGTTAAACAAACTATAGATGATGGAGGGGCTTTGATTATATCAGATAATACATCACTAACATGGAGATTAACGAAATATTATTAACTATGCAAATTGACGACAATCATTTCAAGCGGCTAGAAAAAGATGTCAAAGAAATTAAAGATTTTCTTTTGGGTGAC